CCCCGATACTGCCGATGTCCGTCGCGCCACCGAGATGGGCTATGTGCGGATTCAAAGCTTCTTGCTTTTCGAGTTGCCTTCGGCGCGCGATCGTGTCGCTAGATGCTTCGCGCAGCTCGGCGAGGCTCATGCCGGCCATGCCTTGCGGCTTGCTCATCAGAGAATCGGCTAACCTTCCTTGTTGATTAGGCCCTGAGCCGATCATGCTTAAAAGTCCCTGCCCCGCGTTTTGCGCGATCGCCGCTCCCCGCGATAGAATCGACGGGATGCCGGCCTGACCAGCAAAGCCGCGAGCGCCGCTCGCCAATCCGCCAAGAAGCATTGTGTCCAATTCATTGCGGGCACCGAGGTCTAATGCACGACCTTCAGCGGCGTGGGCACGACCAGCAAAAGATTCAGCACGCCGGGATAATTCGCGAGCGCGAGCGTCTTGCTCTTCTGCTAAGGTATGTTGATCCCCAAGGGAGTCTTTAATTTGTTTTTTCTGTTCTACAGATAGCGAAACATTGGCGGCGTTGTTTCGCTGTTGGACGGCATCCGCGCGTTCGCGATCTGCTTGGTCGGCACGGGACTGCATATTGCCCTTGATGCGATCAATCAATGATGGCGGCGTAAGCATTTGCCCGAGCCGATCCGTCGCACTGAGCGGCGCTGCACCTTTCGTTGCAGCAACCGCAGCTTTATCCGCTTCGGCCATCGAGTCCTTGAATCGGTCAAACCGCTTGGCGGCGTTTTCTGCGGCAAGCCCCGACTTCTCGATGCCGAGTACGTTGTTAAACAACGCTTCAGTAAACTTTTCGGTAATGATCGTACCGATGGCGAACAAGCCGCCAGCGCCGAACATTTTTCCGTATGTTCCCGCGACGTGGAGCAATGTGTGTTCAATTCCGGCGCTGCCATGTTTGCCAAAGAGGAACTTCTCCATTTCGCCGCCTTCGTTTGTCGATTCAGGCAGCGCACGTTTAACGTCCGATTTCAGCTTCTCGACCTGCGGTCCGACTTTCTCGATACCTCGGGTGGTAATCTCGACATACCCACCGGCAATCTTCTGATCAGCCATTTCCCCACCTCTCCATTGCGTATTGAGTCCACCGCCGACGTTCGCCCTTCCGCTTGGCGCTGAACGCCTTTTGATCCGAATCGCTCATCGCTACGCGATCCCCGCTGTCGGCCAGTTCGGAGTAATAGACGACGACTTCGCCGAGCGTCATGTTGCCGATGACATCGCGATTCCATCCGAATTCTTTTCCGAGCTTGCGGAAGATTTTTCGCCAGGGCCAGGGGCGTCGTTCTCCGCTCCCGGCCCAGGGGAGTTTCCCAAGGGGGTCTCGGGAACCGCGTCTTTAATCCGCTGTGCTTCCCGGCGGTCGCGTTCGTCGAGATGGGCCAGAATAGTTTCGGCTTGCTCCAGCGTCATGTCCGGCGTGCCGTGCTTCATTCCTAGCCACCACGACCATGCTCGCCCCTCGTGCGTCAGGGCGATCCATTCCATGACCTCTTCGTGCGGCACGCAATGCCCGCGAAGAGCTTTGACGAACGCCGCCCCGGCGACGTGGTTCTTGGTCTCTTGGTCCGGGCAGGCCGCAAGGATCTTCGGCAACACCTCTTCCAGTCGTGGCCGCGTTTCCAGGAGATGAGCGCTCATCACCGCGTAGTCTTTGACGCGGAGCGCAGTCAGAGAGAAGGTATGTCCTTCGACCGTGAAGGACTTCGACGGCGGCAGTAAGTCGAGAAGGTTATCCATGCGCGCATTGTCCCTACCATTATGGCAAGGTGGGTTCGACCCAGGCCCCATCTGTGTCGAAAGAAAACTCAGAACCGATCGCATCCCCGGTATCCATGTCGGCCATCACCTGACAGGAAGTAACGAGCGCGGGGATGCTGTAGAAATGCGTGGCGTCGAGGTAGCACTTGAGCGTCACCGCCGAACCTTCGGCAATCGTATTCGCGGCTCCTACGTCGTACTTCATCGAGATCGTGCCGGAACCTTCCTTGACGCCGCCGACGCTGCGCTTGAAACCACCCGAGGCGGACGTACCAAAGCGATTGGAATTCACTCGCTTGGTGAACGTCCAGCGGAGAACTTCGCCGATCGTGGTCGAGGCGATCTTAACGTCGCCGCCTTTGCCGGATTCGAGTGTCGCGGTCATGTCTTAGCTTCCGATCAAAATGACGTTGTAGGTGACGCTGTTTCCGCCGGGGACGTTGATCCGCAGAGTCTTATGGCTGGAATCGACGGTCCACGGATCGTAGAAATTTGAGAGAATCAAGTTGCTGTTCGGCCCGATGACGGCGGCCGAAGTCGTAACGGAATTGGCCCACGCCGAAAATGGATTCGAGGCGGTGCAGAGCAAAAGCAGCTTGTCGCCGCTGACTGCGTTCGTGTTCTGAATCCAAATCATGCTCAGCTTGGTGAGCGTAATCGTCAGCGTGGCGCCAAAGATCGTCTGCACGAGCGCCGTCATATCGAGATCATTGTTCGCCGTCGTTGCTGTCGTGTAGGTGTTGTAGTAAATCTGATGCGCTTGATTGCTAGCCGAGCCGTCCGTTAGCGCTTCCAGATATTGCAAGTTATTCTGGTCAACGACCGTCGTGCCGCTCGGGTTGAGCGGCTGGGTGTTGATCCAGCTCACGACGTTCTTGATCGTTCCCGAAAATGTCGAGGCCATTAGACGAGTACCCTATCGGGAAGTAGGTCGATCAAGACGCTGAATGTGCGGGCAATCTGCCAAATCAGCGTGTCGGAATCCTGCGTGTCCTCGCGTTCGCTGCTTTTCATATCGAGCACCCGCCCGCGGTCGAACTTGAAATCTCGGCGGTTGAACTGGTCGCGAATCACGGCGTCAATCTCGACGGCTTTGTCGTAGCGGTCGTGCCAGGTCGAGATTTTCACTTGCTCGCGGTACACCTGCCGGCCACTCGACGTGCGTTGGCAATCCGATTCGCTCTGCACCATGATGCTGGCGTAAGGCCGCGTAATCGAAACATTGTTCTCGTCTTTCAGCGGTGGAGAGCCGCTGTAAATGCGATCCGCTGGAACGAGCGTCGTGAGCGTCCCGCACGTTGACCAGAATTGTTGAATCGCGGCGATGGCGCTCATGCGGGAACCTCTTCCTTGGGTGGTTCTTCCTTTGGCGCTTCAGCTTGCTCGTCTTTTGCTTCGGCGAGTTTTCTGATGAGTCGGCCGATACGTAGGATTGCCGCCGACCAGTTGGAATTCGCCATGTCGCAGCCTTGGGCAGTCAGGTCCGAAATCAATGCGTGCTGAACCACCGGATCGGATGAGTCGGGATGATCGACCGGCATGAAGTCAGCCAATTTGTCTTGGACCGCCGCAAGTAAATCGGCGTCATTGCCGTCGCTCGCCGCGCGATAAACCTTCGCGGCATCTTCCGCGTCGAGCGAATGGAGCCAAGCTACGACTTGTCCTGGATGGGCGTTATTCATTGAAACTTCTCTTTCATTCCCAAGAGGGCTACACGTTCGAGCTTCCCTAGGTCGCGTTCCAACGGCAGCATGAGCCACGGCCGAGCGGCGATATGCTTCGTGCCGAATTGCAGGTAGATCATATAGGCGGCATTGGCCGTTTCGCCGATCCGCCCGCGTGGTTTGCTGGCGTCGAATTCCATCGCCACGTTGAGTTGCCCGAAGCCGGTTCGCTTCCGCGGCGGTTCTCCCGGCTTGCTCGGTTGATCGTATTCGCCGCTCGTGCGGTTCCGTGGATTCGACTTGCCGACGTACTGTTGGCAGAGCGTGTGATAAAGCACCGTGCAACGCGCAACGCCTTCGGCCGCCGCTTTCGCGACAAGCTGCTTGAATCGTTGGTCGTGCCATTCGACGGCCATTACTGACGCCTCATACAGTTGATCGTAGTAAGTGATCCGATCGAATCCGGCGACTCGTAGCCCACGACCTCGTAAATCTTGCCGTCCGCCCGAACGATCTGAAAACTGTTGTCCAAGAGAAGCTGCTGAGCCAAATAGCATTTGGCGTTGACGGTTCCCGATTGCCGGCCGAACTGCGGACCACGTTCGCTCGATTCCTCTTGGAGTCTGGCCCGAACATCGGTTAGATAAAGCACCGGTGTCTTCACGACCGCCCCTTCGCTGTCCTTGGATGTCGCGAGCCGATTGATCGTGACCAGTTCATTCAGTCCGACAGTGATTGCCAGGTCGCGAGCCGTGACGCGGTACAACGCCATCAGGCTTTCATAGTTCACGTCGAGGATCGTCCATTCGGCATTCGCTGAATCAACCAGAACCCCGCCGAGCTGTGGCGTACCTTCGCTAATTGGCCAGCTAAAATGCACGTCACCCAACTGATAACGTCCGAACGACTCCGCGGCTTCCTTGGTGCTTACCGATTGCCGGACGGCGTGTGTGATCGTTGTGCCGAGCGACGGGGCATTCCCGTATTCGTAGTAGTCGCCAACAATATCGGCCAACGGCAGGCCACCGGAAGAATCTGCCGCCAACACCTCGCCGCCGCTCGTATCCGCAATCGCAAAGCCCACCAAGTCCGGCGGTGGAACGAGCCGCAGTGATACGAAGTCATCGACGACTGCAACGAAATCCGTTGATGGATCAAAAACGAATGTCATATCATGCGACCGATGTTGTCCGCCGAAGTTCTATCCAGCGGGTGCCGTCCGAGCGAAACGCGATTGTGCTGAATGCGCCTGTAGTCGTGGCTTGAGTAGAAGTTGCCGGATGAAACGTGCTTGCGAACGTGGCCGTCACAGTCCCATTGCTAGCTTCCGTGATGATTTCGAGAAAATCGCCCTTGGTGCCAGCAGCCGATGGCGTGAACGTTACCGTCGCAGACGTGCTGTGATTAGCGGCAATGACGTGCGAACTTTTCGTTACGTCAATCGTCATTGTGCCCGAGAATGTGTCTGTGGGCTGGCCCGCGAGACTCAACTGTCCGTTGACCGCTGCGCCTGCGGCAAGCGCGATGACTTCCTTCTGACTGGCGTTTACAATCGACGTGCAATTGACAAGCGATGCAGCATTGATGTCAAGAACCGGGAAATTCCCGCCCGCCGGCGCTCCTGTAAAGATACCGCTATTACAAACGTAGAATCCAAACGCAGCGCCGTCTATTACGGAAAAGAACAATGCTTGGTTGATGTCACTGAAGCTAGGGATACCGCCGGGAATAAATTGTGTGATCCCTTTAAGAGTCCCTGCTAGGGCGCCAATGTTCAAGATGCCGCCCGTATATGACTGGCCGCCGATGTTCGAGAATGAGAAATTGGGATAGAGGTCAACGCAAACGAGATTCACGCCATCGGGTGTATAGAAGCTCGTCGAGGCATAGTTGTTGTTCAGCAGAATCGTGTCGGAAATCTTATTGAAGACGAGCGTCATGCCGTCTTTAGTAACGCGGATAAGAAAACCAGTCGCCGAGCCTGTTACGGGATCAGCGATATTTCCAGACCCATCCCTAACCGTGTAAATTTTATTGAGTGTCAGAATCGCCGGATTGACCGTGACAGTGCGTTCTGACGACAGCGATGTATATGTGACAATATCATCAGAGGCCGACAAGGTATGGGCTACGTCGGCAACGGACGTAACAACACCAAATGTGGCTTGAAGCTCGGCGAACGTAATACTTCGATCATGCGGCCCGGCAGATTGCGAGACGTAGAACTTGTCGCCCGCAACGATTGTTGCGTGCGTTAATGGCGTCATCGCATCTACGGTTACATCAGCCGGCATTATTGCCCCATGCACTCGGCAAGGTGAGACTTCGCGGCATTGAGATGAGCAGTGGTCGCTTTGTCGTGGCCCGCGTCGTTATGGGCCATCGCCGCGTTGACGTGATGGGCGGCTGCCGCTACATGGTTCCCGGCATCACTAGCCGCCATTGCCTTGACGGCGCTGGCCATGCCTTCGCTCTGCGGTCCTTGGGAATGACTCACGGCGGCAGCGGTCTTGCTCGCTTCGTCCGGCGTCGCGGCATAAGCCGGCGTCGTGCCTTTATGCGGCCACGCTTCCAAGATTCGGTCGTAACGACTCATCAGTAACCCTCGCTATGAATTTCGAGCGGGCCGCCAGCCAAGTCGATCGCCTGATTCAGCCAGGCGAATTGGTTCCGCAACTCGGCCAGGTATTGCGTCCATTGCACCGTGCGGCCTTCGATCGTGTACGTCGGCTTGGGATTCGCTAGGACGTTCCCGATCAGCGTCACAAGTGCATCGCGTTGCGTAACCAGATTGGTTTCGTTGAGGGCCATTTAGGCTACCTCCGCGAGTTCCGGCTCGCTCGGCTTCCATTGACACTCGCGTGTTGTCCCGTCGATCGGGCCCATGTCATCAGGTTCATCGAGCCACGGCAATTCATCCGGGCTCAAGTCGCGGAGAATATCACGTATTCCCCAGCCGTTCGGTTTGCCGTCGGCGTCTACGATTCGCTTCACGACTCGCCGCATCTGTGCGGTCTTATCTGCGATCGGCAGCGTGTAGGCGTGCCAGAAGCAGGCAATCTCGCGATTGAACATCTTGGCCGTCAGGTCCATGACGGTTGTATGCTTCAACCCATAGCGGGCGATGTTCCTTGAGAGCGTGTAATCATCCAGCAAATGCTCCGGGTCGATAACTCCGCTGCGGCTTTCGTTCACGGTGATCGTGATATTCTCGACTGCCTCTTCTAACGTGAGGTCATCCAGCGGCTTCCAGAGGTCGAGACACCAATCGGACGCAATCGCCAGCCAATTGCACGAGCCGATATTGCGCCCATCGCGAAGAAAATACTTGTCGTAACGCCAGCGGACGGCGGCAAAGTCTCGGCCGTTGTGGGCGACCGTATCCTTGGGCAAGTACGTCGTGAAGTCCAAGCACTCCGGGTGGATCATCGCATCGGCGTCGATAAACATGGCCCAATCGTCGTCACGCTCGCGGGCGAGGTCGTGAATCTGGAGCTTCTCGTAGGGGATCGGGAAACCCGGAAACTTTCGTTCGGTGATGATATGGAAGTCGGCCCCGATCTTCCGCGCGTAGTGCCGCATCAGCGGATACGTGATTTCCGTAACCGTTGGCGCGAAGTTGCCGATGTTCAGGGTGTAGAGCGTTTTGCGGTCCATTAGAAATAAGCCGTCACCAGCACAAAGCCGTTGCCGCCAGCCCCGCCGGCTCCCGAGTTCGAGCCGGTGATACAAGCGCCGCCGCCGCCACCACCGCCACCATTGATTCCGGCACCGCCAACACCGCCGCCAAGATTGTTGCTGGCCCCGTTGTTCGAGGAACCACCACCACCGCCGCCACAGCCCTGAGTGTTGGCTGAGAGCGTGTTGCCGATGACGCCAGGCGAAGCCGCGACTGTGCCGCTAACCGCCGCCGCACCAGCGGCACCACCATTCGCCCCGAGCGATTGATTGCCGCCGGCCCCGCCCGCAGTAAACGCCGGGCCAGTTGTGACGCCGCCGCCAGCGCCGCCGCCGGTCGTTGTCAATGTCGTGGTCGCAGCAATGCCGGCGTTTCCTGCCGCCCCTGCGGCGGTCGCGTTGCCGCCATTTCCGCCAGTCGAATTGCTTCCGTTGCCACCCACGCCGCCAGTTGCGCCAGCCGTGGCACCACCTGGACCGAGCTTGCCACCGATCGCTATGAGAGAACCGAAGCTGCTGTTGGCTCCGTTGGCGCCGGCATTCCCGTTCCCGGTTGTATTGGCCGCTACTCCACCGGCACCGCCAGCGCCGACAACGACCGTGACGTTTCCGGACAAATCGCTACCGAAGAATTTCGCCGTGCTGACGCCGCCACCACCACCACCGCAGCCGCCTGACGAGGCTTGACCGGAGACATTGCACATTCCGGCGCCACCGCCGCCACCGCCGGCTACTACGAGCACGTCAAAGCTCTTGGCGTTAGCCGGAACGGTGTAATTTCCATTGGCGCTGAAAAGCTGCACGTTGCTGCTTGATCCGAAGCCAGCGAGTTCGGCCCCGAGTACGTTATCGCCAAGCAGAGTGTTGAGGGCGTTTTGCAATCTTGTAGAAGCCATAGAACTTATCCCTTGAGTGAGATGTCAACGCTGCCAGCCACGTCTACGACGATTTTGATACCGCGGCAGCCGAAACAGGCATCGGGAAACGGATAACACTTGCTAACGGCAACAGTCAGAACCACGGCCGCCCCAGTGTTATCCTGGAGTGCAAGATAGGTGTATTGATTCGCGGCTAGCGGCGGATTGCCCAAGCGGCCAGGCTCGTCAACACCGTTCCACGGAGCGCCGTAGAACGTCATCGAGGCCATTGTCAGGCCAGAGGGCAGAAAGATCGTTCCGCTCGCGGCATTCGCATACGGAATTTCAGCCGTCGTAGCGAGCGAGGTCGTTAGAGCGAACGACCCGATTGATTCAGACCAGCGGCGAATTCGCTGAAACATAGGGCGGCCATTCCCGCCCTTTAGTAGAGCGGCTCGATTTGCTTTGGATGTTCGCTGCCGGTGATCCCGTTGCGGTCGCAGAACTTCGCCCAAGCCTCGGTCTCGGACTTGGCGGTAATCTCGATTCCGTTATTGGCAATCGGCGTAGGGCATTGCAGCGTTACCCGATAGCCCCACGGAGTCTTAGCGCCCGGTGCCGGCGGATTCGGCAGTACGTTGCTCAGCGCCGGCGCCGGCCGCTCCAGCGTGGCTGTCGCCGGAGCGACCGCTGTTCCGGGCTGCGCCGTTTTCGGTTTGTTCGCTGGGTTGCCCATTACGCCTGACTCTGCACCGTGTAACGCGGATCAAGCGTGGCTGGCGAACCGCGCTCGGAAGCCTTGAACCGCACCACGATGTCCTGCGTGAATTCCGCTTCGCTATTCTGCGGAGCCTGCACGACCGTGATCGGCCAGTTTTGGAAGTACGCGATATGCTTCTTCAAATTGGTGACGTACCAATTCGTATCCGCCGTACCGGTGTTGGCCTTGAAAGCCTGCTGCCGCATGATCCGCGACGAAATGACCTTGTACTGGCCGGCCATCGCCAGCGGGTTGGCTTCCAACGGGCTCGGGCCATCGGTCCAAGTCTGGGAAGTACCGGCGGCACTGATATTCACCCGGCGGACTTCGGTCGCCCGCGTATTCTGCAACGCCGTGTGCCAGAGGGCCGGCGGTACGACGATCGTATCCGGCAGGATCGTGATGACCTCGCCGGTGTTCGGATCGAGCATTTGAGCGAGCAGCAATTCAGCCGCTTGGATGCTTGTCCAGTCGCTCAGTCCGTTCGCCGTCTTGACGTTGACCCACGGCGATGTCGCCTGGTACGTGCCATAAACGGTGCCCTTCCACTTGTAGCGGAACTTCGTTTCGTTCGCGTCGAGGAAGCAATCCCACAGCCTCTTTTCCTTCCGCAGCCCAAGGAAGTGACCGACTTCGCCAGCCCGTTGCAACACGAGTTGTGTCCGGTCGAAGAAAATCGCTTCCTTCGTGACCGGCACGATCAGCCCTTCCTTCGTGGTCGCCGGCGTGTCGATGTAATCTTCATTCAGCCCGACGGTCGGATACGGATGTCCTTCCGCGACCTCTTCGGCGTTGTCGCCGATGCCGCCGATGCCGGGGATGCGTTCGCCGCTGAATTTCGTGTCGATCGTCTCGACTTCGTTGCTCAGCGTGAATTCATCTGCCTGGTAGCCTTCCAAGACTTTGTTGATGACGAGCTGGCCGATGATGTTCGAGAACTGCGTTGTGTCAACGGTGTCCATCGCCTCGGTCAACATTCGTGACTGATTGCGCGGGTCGCACAGTTCGAGCAATTCTTGGCCGCCTTCGATCAAGTTGACGAATGCCTTTTGGATCGAGACTTCCCGCGGGTCAATTTGCTTCGTGCGGAACGCTTCCACGAGGATTGAATTCAATTCCTCGATCTTGTCGTAATCGCGTCCGCAAGACTGGTATTGCCGGCGCAGGTCGCGGTAAAAGCTTGGGCGATACATTGAAAACGTCCTTTTGAGTTAGACCTGAAGCGCCGTGACCGGCAAGCACTGCTGAAGGGCGAAGAGATCGGATACGACCAGCGTTTCCGCATTCGTGCCGTTGAGATTCTTGATTCCCACGACCGCCGACATGGCTACGGCACCCGTGTAGGTGAAAATCTTTCGATAGAGAAAGGCGCCGTCGATTTGGAACACAGCCTCGGCCTGAGTCGAGTTCTGCGGCACGATCGACACTGTATAGACGTGCTCGTTCGCATCGCTCGTCGCCTGCGGCACAACGCCAGTCGCCGCGATGCCGGGGAAGTTGCTAAGCGTCGTCAGGTCTTGATCAACCTGGGTCGTTCCGATCTGAACAACGGCGTGCCAATTGAGAGTCCCTTGCAACTTGTAGAAGTAAGCCGCACTATTGGTTGTCGCGATCGGCGCGCCGGTCGTGTTGACGAGCAACCCAGCGGGCGAAGCGGAAGCCAGCCCGAAGACCACGCCAGCTTTGTTCGTGTTGGCCTCGGTCCACGACATCTGCCCTTCGACGACGACCGGCTGATTGGCCGCCATGATGAACAGTTTGAGCGCCGAGAAGGCATAGGCTTCGTTGTTTACGGTCGTATCCGTGAACAGCGTCAGCTTGCCGCCGCCGGTAGCGTTCGCGGCGATGGTGGCCGTCGGCGTAGAGCCGGTGAGCGTCGAGTTCAACGTGGTCGTCGCGCCGAGCGTATAGGCTGACGAGAACCGCTCATGGAATCCGCGATTACGCGAGGCCAACCGCTCCCGCATAATGAGGCCGGAGTCAATCAGTTTCGAGGACATAGCAAACTCTTTGCGTTAGAGAATGGTGTTTAGCGCTTGGCGAGGCTGATTGACTCGACCAGTTCCTTGACGTTCTTCGCCGGACCCTTGCGATTAGCCGCATTGATTTCAAAGCCCTCTTGCATCGAGTCGTCACGCGACTTCGGCCGCTGAATCCGAAGCTGTTCGGCAATGACAAGCTGATGGTCGATGATTTTCTTTTGCGTGGCCGTGTCGGCGTTGGCGAGTTGGTCAACGACGTACTCAGTGAGGAGCACTTCGGGCAAATTGGCAGTCTTCAAGAGCTTGAGGGCCGACTCTTTGCGCTTCATAGATTCGAGTTCAGCTTTGACCTGATTGAATTCGGCTTGTTCGGTCACGGTTCGGGTTCCTTGTGCTTGTCGGCGGCGCAAATGTTCCGCCGCGTCTTCGCCGTCATCCGGTTCGTCGCTGTCATCGCCGCCCAGAGCGTCGTCGAGTTGCTTGAGCGATTTCGCACGGGCCGCAAGCAATTGCTTGACTTGCGCCGAAGTTTCCATCGGATCGGCCGTCTCGTCGCTCACGAGGGCGTTGATTTTGTCGTTGTAGGCTTTGCAAATCGCGGAATGCGGATCGCCGCCGTCGCCAGCGTCAAGCGGATCGTCTTCCTTGATCTTGGCGGGGGCCGGAGCGTCCATCGGCGTGGCCGGATGTTGCGGTGGGAAGTTGCTATCGGGCATACGTGCTGCCGATCCTTGTCCCGAGTCGTATTCAAAAAGCGATTTAGTCGAACCGGGATCAGCGACTAAATCGCAGGAAGTGACGGACGTAATTTCTTCGACGACAAGAGTGTTGCCTTCCATTTGCGTCTTCGCAGAGACGTTATGGCTCAAGCCGACTTTTTGCGGAGCGTGTTCAGCGTCCCAGCAAAGTTGTTCCGCCAAGGCGTGTTTCGGATTGAAATGCAAGTCGCCTGCAAGACCGCCATCGCTGGCAACGTGAACGCCAGTCAGATAGCCGAGCCGGTCTTCGTAATCTCGCGGGTCGTTCGCTTGGCCCTTCGGATGGTTCACATTGACCATCGAGCCTTCGTACATCGGTACTGCCGCAGCAACGGCAGCCGGGAGATAGCGACGTCCATTCTTGGATTCGAGCCCGAGAATCTTGACGCCGGGGATGACGCCTTGCTCGCGGTCAACGGTCAGCTTCGCGCCGCGGTTCGTCGCGTATTCGGTGAGCGTGATGAGCTTCGGCTGTGCGGGAGAAGGCGCGGGCCGTTGCTGCTCTTGGAGTCGGTTGCGTTTGCGCTTCTGTCGCTGGAGAGCCGTTCCCATGCCTCAAGCGTTGCATGGGCAGAGACATTTCTATATAGCCAACTAACAACCGTTGTTGACTAGGAACCGCGGGCGATCTTCTTTCGTCGGCCACAGATTTGGCACTTGAACCACGTAAAATGTTCGTGGCTACTTGCAGCTCGCATCCGCGGATTCCCTTCGCACTCGCAGACAAACGAGATCAAATTGAAAGCCCGCCGCGGCTTCGTCTGCTGCTTGTGGAACTTGCGGAGCGGGTGATGCTTGTCGGCCATGCGGATCATCGTTGGTTTGCCTTCCAGGCTTGTTTAAGAATCCTGATATGCGGTTGAGGTTCAAGCATAGATAACTGCTTTGCCGGCCTCGGTTGATAGTTTGGATTAGGAATTTCAATCGTCTCTGGTTCGTTGTGTCCATCGAGCCATGCCAAATGCTGAATTAAATCCGCTGGCGAATCCCATTCAGACCACGACATAAACTCCTTGGATTTTGTGAGCAATATCAAAAACGTCAGCAATTCATCCCGGATATGGAACCACTCACCGCGAACGCAGAGATCAGCAAAGTCCTTATGTAAATCGCGTTCGCCGTCATCGGTAATAGCGCCAAAAATCCATAGCTTGCGTGAGTTTCCGGTTTGTAGATCGTCTCGACGCTCGCGAACGTCTCCGATCGTCGTGCCGATTTTTACGGTTAGCTCGTACTCTTCGTGCAAAAAGTACGTTATCTGATTTCTGCTGTCACAAATCATGCGGGCCCTTTCGGGTGTTGTCGCAAGTCGGGATTCTTAGATGCCCAGCCGCGAATGCTGACCTTGAACTTGCAAACGAGATCGCGGAAATCATCATCTTCACTTCGCGGGGCCTGCACGATTGACAGCGGCCAGTTCTCATTCCAATAAACCGGGCAGGGCGGATTGGCGTCGATGACTTGCTTGATCGCTCTCTGTTTCCGAATAGCGATAAATCGGGCGGTATCGAAACACCTGCTGCGAAAGTCTTCAGTTCGGTCGAACTTCACTTCAGATCGCATTAGGGAAACGAACAGCCCAGTTGAGGCGTTGATAACAACCTCCAAATGTCTCTCGTGCTCCTCACAAGCGAAGCGTGTCTGGCATACGATGGCATTCCACGATTCGGGAAAGTTGCCGCTGAATCCTTCCTGAACCGCCGGCCATGCAATGGCTGTGCAGACCATGCCGATAAAGTCCCGCTCGTCTTTCGAGTATTCCAGCAGCGTTTTTAATGTGAATGGCATGGCTAAACTCCCAGTTGAAAGCCCACGTTGCGAATCTGCTTGTATGCCTTCGCCCGCGTCTGAATCAGCGCATCCACGCTTGCCTTGCGGGCCTCGCGTTGCGCCGCTGTCTCGGCTTGCAACTGCGCCACGCTCGCAAGATTCCCGCTGTCGCCCGAGAGGAAGTCCGTCCATTGCGGTTCGCGGTTCAGCATGTTCGACACGGCTCGATAGCGGTTGCCGCCGACGGCTAGGCGCCGCTCTTGCTCGCTGGCTTGGGCAAACCAATCCGAGTACACGGAAGGATCGGGTATCTCTTCGTCGGCTGCGTTGGCGAAGTCGGCCGCTAGTTCGGGATCGGATTCGATCTCTTCCGGCGACCCGAGGACAGGAACCATTAGGCAACGGCAGTTAAATTCGTCGAGGGTATCCGGCAACGGTTCGCCTTCCGCAAAGACTTGGCCGTGATGGATCGCGTGCCAAGGCCTGACGTTCATGTCCAACGTCGCCTGGTACATTTGCCCGGTCTGCAATTCTCCCAGCGATAGGAAACTGCGATCCTGCGTGGCGAGGTTCACGCGATGAGCCTCGGTACGTGCCACGCGGGCCGCGCTTGAACTGGCGACTTGATATGTGTCCTTGATGTTCTTGGCCAGTGACTTCAGGTCTTGGCCTTGGGATAGTCCGGTTGCAATCGTGTTCGCGACTTGATCCGGATCGGCAAACTGCTTCGACATGCGTTCAAGTCTCGCCGGCCACGGAACCGACTGCTGGCCGCGAGCGCCTTGGCTAAAGATGATATCCCGCAACACCTGCTCGCTCGGCGGCGGAAACAGCACTTGGCCAGCTATCTCCTGCCATTCGTCGTCTGATATGACGGGGATAACCGGCTCGGGCTTCTTCTCTGGTTCTTCGTCCGGCGCCGGGGCGGCTGTTGCAACTGGCGGCACGAGCGGGTTGACTGTGGCCTCTTTCAGCCGCGGCAACTGCGGCACGACCTTACGCCACCAGTGCGGCGGCACTACGTCCAACAGAATGTCTTTCGTCTCGGCCGCGCTCCACTTGTGCATAGCCAGCAGCCTGTCATAGATCGTCCGAGCCACCTCCGGCCAGAATCCCTTGGCAACGGCTTTGATGCGGTGCAGCGTCAATGTGTGGCCGATGTCGTCAAACGGCAGGGCATTGATAACCCGCTTCGCATATCGGGCCGCGACGCGCTTGCACGCTTCGGCCGCGGCCTCTTGGTAGTCAATGGCGTCGATGCTCTTTTGGTGCAGCTTGGCACGTAGGCGATTGCTCACCGGATCGAGTTTGCGGGGCTTGGTGGGCACACTCACTCCATGATCTGCTGAACGTCGCCGGCATACCGGGTATCAATGTCCTGCATCTTCCGCCACCACAGCTTGCAAGCTTCTATGTCGTCGTCGGTGATCCAGGGGATGTTGGCCTTGATCTCGATAGCTGACAAACCAATTGAAAGCTGCCCTAAGACGCCGAACACGGCCGCGATGTCCTGTTGCGGGCCGGACTCTGGCGTTCCGTTCAAGAGCACGCGGCGCATCGGACCGACGAGGATCGGCAACCCGCCGAAGAGTTGCGGATTCGACTTCAGGCGGTTCAGCAAGTCGGTTTCGCGGGTGGTCATTTCTTGCCTTTCTTCGCCTGCCGCTGGGTGTTAAAATAACGGAAGCCCGGCGCTGCTAACGCCGAGCTTCCTAAACCTGAACAACCTTCATGGAGGTCGTCATGTCTGAGGCTCATCGTATCCGCGGCATTGCATCTACGACAATTCCAATCGGAACCGTTGTCGGCTCGTGGACGGTCATCGGACTTGAGCAACGCCAAAAACGCAGCCGATTGTTCATTCCGTGCCGCTGCCGTTGTGGCAATGAACGACTCGTAAACAAGGGCGATTTGCTGCATGGCAAATCGAAGGATTGCGGTTGCGGACGAAAGAAGAGTCTGCGCCGCATAATGACTACGCACGGCGACAGCAGCCATCCCCTCTTTGACATTTGGACCGGACTCAAGAACCGTTGTCTGAATCCTCTTGCTCGCGAGTTTCCGTACTACGGTGGCCGCGGAATTAGGGTGTGCGAACGGTGGAAGAATTCTTTTCTGGCCTTCGTCCAGGATATGCCGCCACGACCATCTCCCCGGCATTCGATAGACCGGATCGACAACGACGGTAACTACGAGCCGGGCAACTGCCGCTGGGCAACAAAGGCGGTTCAGAATCGTAACCATCGCAGAAACCGGCTCATTATGTTTCGCGGTGAAACGAAATGTCTGACAGATTGGGGAATTCATTTCGGTATCAATCCAATCACTCTTTGGGTCAGAATCTATCGCGGTTGGTCACTCGAAAAAGCTTTCCTAACTCCCGCCAAACCTAGGAGATCGCCTGCAAGGAAGTTCTGCTGAGATCATCGGCCATTTCAACCGGCAACCCCGCCCTATGCCGCTTGTTCGGCCGGTCCACAACCTCGTCTTGTCCTGGATTAAGCATGTTTCGCATCGGCACGTTATCCTCCGGCGATTGCGGCGTGCCGGGTGTCTGCTGGCCGCCAGGGCTCACCGCTTGGCCGTTCGTTGCGGCTTGCGGATCAACACC